TAGTCCCCCAGACAACTTTCCTCATAAGATTCCAGTTGAAATTGCGTTGGGAGTTTAGCATACATCTCTTTATATGCCGAAATCATGCTTTCACCACCCGAATTCCATCCACTGTAACAACTGGCTGCTGGCTGATGCTGACCGGAACGACTCCCGTAAGCATAGCACTATCCTCCACGCCTTCAACATCCGGCTTTTCCGAAAGAATTCCTCGGATTTCGATATAATCAACGCCAGACACATTCTCTATAATGGGTCTAATAAACTTCTGCAATCGAATAGGAGATCCCACCAAAAGATTCTCCGCCATTAACAGCGACTTGATTCTCGTCTCGAAATCTGCATCCAGT